TGAACCTTGTGCGTGCATACCCAGAGTTTTATAAAACTCATTATCAGCTTGGCTGAATGTATGTGTTTCAATAAATGGGATCGGAGTTTCTCCGTCCTCACGTGGTACGCCTTGGTATGACCTGTTTAAATCGTCCATTCCATTAAAACGATCAAATGCTAATTTTGGTACTAAATGAGCATTTACAGTCACATTTACGCCGTTAAATAACGTCTCTGCAGTTTCCATCATTTCCACTGCGATTTGCATTCTTGATCGCTTTACACCGTCTTCGCGGAGTAATGGTATACATGCCACAGGTATAATTTTACCTGCGTTTCCTGATGTAATAACTGTCTTTTGATCGATCCTTGTTGATCGCTTAGGCGTCAACGGTGTCGTCAAAAGATTATTTTGGTTCATTCCATTCATTTTTTAACTTTCCTTTTTAGTTTATATTGCTTTCGGCAATTCTTACATTTACAGCCTGCAGCACTTCGTGGTGCAGGCTTGTGTTTTCGTTTAATACTCAAGCCCCAATGCTTTCATTGAATATGTCACCACATCATCGCCATATGTTGATGTATTATTTGATAATAATTGTGTTGATGCTTTTGGTTTAATAAAATATTTGTTTTTAAATGTTTGTAATTGGTTATCTAAATAACCACCCAAATTATCCAAATTTTTCTTAACTTTTTGTGATGTATTTGCAGTTCCAGTTCCAAAAACTTGTGTTCCTGCAAACGATGCATGCATCGCGGCTGATCCTGATAGTTCAGATACACCCATTTCAAAAGCTTCTGGATTTAGCCCAATGAATTCAGTTCCTGTCATTGGATCTTTAAATCTTGCTCCAAGATTTATTTTTTCCATTGTAAATCCATCATCTGATAAATTTTTCATATTCAACGCCAATTGTGATTTTAACAAATCTGTTTCTAATCCCAATTGTAATTTCTGTGTTCGACCTTTTTGAAAACTTTGATATCCGCTAAATGCATCTGACAATATATCGGTAAAGTTTCTTGTTGGCATTGAAGATAGTAGGGGAGCTACATATCTTGTTGTTGTGCCAGTTATATTACCACCTGTTGCACGTAGAGCTGTTAATGGATTAAAACCTGCATTTGTTGCATCTTTAATAGTGCTATTAAAGTCTACTTTTTGTGTAGTAACTACTGGTCGACTTGCGTTTTCTGCCGCTATTGTTGCAATGCGGTTTTGTTCATTTATTTGCGCTTGTTGCGCTTTTTTTGCTTTTTTGCCGTCAAAAATGCCGCCAAATGCAGATAATAATGGTGCCGCTATTGGACCACCAATCCATGCACCTACTGCTCCGCCAATTGAACTAAAAAATCCCATTATAATACCCCCAAATATGGGCTAAATAATGCGATGCCTATGATTATTCCTGCAATCATGGCATATGTATATTCTTTTAATGTTGTCATTTTACATACCTCCTTGCGAGGAGGTCAATTCCAACACCTGATGCGACTGTTAGTCCGATAATGATACTATCGACCTGCGCACTGGCAATTCCTAACCCTGCAAGATATGCACCCAACATAGTACCACATCTTGTTACTATTGGTTTTAGGATTTGTTTAATTAATAAAAATTGCAATTTTTACTCCTCTTTGTTAAGAGGGCTTAAACTGCTCAATGGCCGATAATATATATTATGATCAGCTTGAGACTCTTGTGTTAAACCCTATATATAGTATTTCGATATTTTTATCGTGTTGTCAACACTTTATTTGCACCATGGTACAAATTCTTTACTTCCACCCGTACCTTTTTGAGCCTTTTTACTGTCTGGGCGTTGTTTACATACTTTTTCACGACGCGCGATTTTATCGACTGATTGTTTATCAGGCTGTGTTTGTCTGTTGTTTACTTTTCGCCCTGTTTGCTGATTCAGCAAAATTGGCGTTTTCCGAGACGGAACTCGATCAATTGACAAGTTAGGCATTGAGGGCAGGGTAATTGGTGCTTTTCTTTGTGTTCTCCAACGTCCTAATATTTGTTTAATTAAATTTCTATTTTGTTTTGTTGTTGTAGTATTATTTTTTTTACTACTACTGCTACTTTTTTTACGTGCCATTTTATTCTTTCCATTGCAACCAGGTAAAGTCTTAACGACTAGGGCTAACGCCCTGGTCTAACTTTACTTGGTTTCCATTGTGTTGTATTTTATTACATTCCATTCGTTAGCTATTGATTTTATTACTAGATGAGTATCGTCGTAATTTTGTAGCTGGGGTGCGTCCCATCTATTATTTTTCATTGCTAATTCTGATATCATTGCATTCCATGACGCAATTGGATCTTCGCTTATCAATCGGTCTTCATATTCTTCAATAATGTCACTGTATGGCATTTTTTTATTTGTAAACGCGTATTGGTCAAGCCATTCATGCAGATAATATCTACAGAAGTTTTCGCGTGTTTTACCTTGTATCATAAATTCACGGCGGTTTCCTTGACCATCAAATTCGTTATCAAATGAATACATAAATGTTTGTGGTGCAAGTCCACTGTCGACATATTTTTTTGCCAGTTCCTTAAAATATTGGTCGCCTAATGGTGGTTTTTTACTTAATGCAAAATGTCCATTTTGTACGTCAAGTTGTGTATCTTTTAAAATATACTTCATGACGTATCGATATGATTTATATGATGGTTTTTCGATAAACGAATAACCTCTGTTCCAATGTTTCCAATTGATCCTTTTATCATATTCGATATTTTTTGGCACTTTACCTTTAAAAAAGAGTATTGCGTGCCAATGTGCGCGTCCCTTAGTTGATCCATATTCACCTGCTACGATGTATCGTACTTTATAGCCTTCGTTTCTCAGGCTTTTCATAAAGAGCTGATAATGTTTATATACTAAAGTTGCGCTTTCTGGCGTATCTCCGTCGCCGTATGTCAACGTTATACTTAATGTTTCGTCACTATGGTGACTTTCGGCAATGCATCTTCCAACATAGTCATTTACTTTGTTTTCCCTGCATTGCCAGCATTTGTGACAGGCAACAAGGCCAACTTCGCTTATGTTATTTGGTGAAATACACATGTTTTTTCTTCGTTGCCTCGTTTCCAGTCACTAAATGCATATACTGACAAGGGTAGTATATGTTTCCGCCAAACCCCCCTCCGATCCTTGACGTCTACGGGGGGTTTGGCTGATGTTGGGTTAATATAATATTTCCCCATCATCGGTTTTTAACGTTTTCCAACCTTTTATCTGCCAATGTGCAGGGTCGTAAAACTTCCATTCATATCCACATTCCATGTCGATATTCATTTTTCGGGCAACTTCCATACCAATTGTATAGAGCATTGCCCATTCTTTTTCGTGCAAATCCCAACCTTTAACACTATGGATAATATCCACAGCAAGCCCATATTGATGAGGGCTTTTGTTGGCCTTTGCTAATGTAACGCCTTGTTTATACAGTCGTGTTTGTTCGTCTGCAGTTCGCCACATTTCACTAGCAAATACGGGTATATTATACGCCTTACAGGCTTTAACCATTTTGCGTTCAAATTCTATCAAGTCAGGGTGTGCGCCTTTACGCACAGCCCTTAATTGTTGTTCCTTATACTTGTTAGAATTTATAAAAGACTTATTACTTAGCGCTTGTATCGCTAGTTGATGCGTCTTCGCTTGCGGTTGCCTCTTTATTATCGGCCTCAGAGACTGCTTCAGTTTCTTCAGCGTTGTTTTCTGATACCCCGCTTGGAGGTAAAGTGGGTTTATTACCTGCTTTAAGATCTGGGAAAGTTGTTCCATTATCTTCGATAACCTCTTCATTTTGCGCTTTTACCTTTGCAATTTCAGATAAAAGAAATTGTTCTCTTTCTGATTGTGCTGTTTTTACCATATGCATTAATCGTTCCATTTCTGGATTACGAGTTCTACGCATCTCAAGACCAGTAAACTTAACGTCAGACATTTTTTCAACAATGTGGTCTGACGCACGATTTTTGTATGTAATTGACGCGCTTTTGTCCTTACTGACCGCACGCACATACAATGTGCTAGAAATAGATGTTATAAGCGTGAAGAGACCTTCATCGCTAACCAATAATTTTTCATCCTTAAAATCCTTAGTGTTAGATCCATACAATGCAACTTTGTCGCTTGTGTTAAATTCAACACGTATGGTTCGGCTATTGCCTTTGACAACAAATTCTAAAGTTTCGTTTAACTTTAATTTGTTCCACCCATCGAGGGCTTGAATTTGATAACGTTTCATTTTTTTTCCTATATGGTTAATTTGCCCCGCTTACGCGGGGCAGGGGAGGGGACTTTTATGCTTTTGTTAATCTTGTTTGATCAACTTGAGACATTACTTCATCATAATCGTCGGTTGCTTCTTTTAGCGCTCCGCCGAATACTGTGTTTCCTGTGATTTCAAATGTACCGCGAGCAGTAATTTCAAATGCATCAGATGTACTATCAGCAAATACTTTGTGATGAACATTGTTACAGAGATAAAAATCCTCTGTTAATTCTGGATCAACTGTTTCGTTTGCCCAGATTTTTTGTCTATCTTCATCAAATGCCGCATCAACTTCTGGTCGGTAATATTTACCGCCAATATTTGGCGCGCTTCGCATGTATTCATGATTTAACGGAGCATAACCAAATATACCATCTGGATCAGAATGGTCGATATCGATATGTGAGTTGGTGACGACAGAGACTTTTTCTGGATCGAGCTCATTTTTTGTAAACTCCGGATAATTATCTACTGATGTATTATGCAAATAATGATCTTTTTGACGCTCAAATAACTGCTCTGGTGTTATTTCAGCTGTAATAACAATTATGCCGCCTGTATTTATAGCAGGAGTTCTCATTGTTATATCAACCAATGCACCACCAACTGTTACAGACTCGTCAAGGTTTGCCGCGTCTGATGCAAAGCGTTGTTGGTAACCCATTTGCGTACGTTGTTGTGCCAGTAATATTGGTTGCTTCATTGCTTGATCTGGAATTCTAATTCCAGCCATCAATGTGTCAATAATGTAATCATCATCATGGCCTTGAAACATGCTTCTTGCTTTTGCAAAAGCTTGTGTCTTTTTTGCCATTTCAATATTAGACAATGATACTGTTATTCCATCTTGTGCTAATTCTGCCCAAATTTCTGCCGAGAAATCATTATCAGGATAACCACCAGAAATTGCGGCAGTACTTGAAGCAGGGGATGCTTGCGATCCACTAACTGTTTTTAATGCTGAATGTATTCCCAATCTTGTATCAACAACATTCAAAGCAACTTCGCCATCAATTATTGCCTGATCAAAATCAGGTACAATATGTGCCATTGTTGTGTGGTTCCAAAATGCTTGTGCCAATGAAGTGTCTGTCATTGTACGCATTGATAAACTTGATGAACGCTCTTTGCGTCTAAAGTTTACAACAGTATTGTATGCCTCAATATAATCTCGGTTAACTGTTGCTGAACCTTGTGCGTGCATACCTAATGTTTTGTAAAACTCATTATCAGCTTGGCTGAATGTATGTGTTTCAATAAATGGGATTGGCGTTTCGCCATCCTCACGTGGTACGCCTTGGTATGACCTGTTTAAATCGTCCATTCCATTAAAACGATCAAATGCCAACTTAGGAACTAAGTGTGCATTTACAGTCACGTTTACGCCGTTAAATAACGTTTCGGCAGTTTCCATCATTTCCACCGCGATTTGCATTCTTGATCGCTTAACACCGTCTTCGCGGAGTAGTGGTATACATGCCACAGGTATAATTTTACCTGCGTTTCCTGATGTAATAACTGTCTTTTGATCAATCCTTGTTGATCGCTTTGGCGTCAACGGTGTCGTCAAAAGATTATTTTGGTTCATTCCATTCATTTTTTAACTTTCCTTTTTAGTTTATATTGCTTTCGGCAATTCTTGCATTTGCATGGTTTTTTCTTAGTCAAAGGCATTACCTATGACTTTATAACCATTCCAATTTGATGATAATTTTGGTGTATGAATATAACTTTGCACAATCTTTTGATCATTTACTGTGCTTCGTATTTCAGACATTGGTGTTGTATCTGCGGATGCAGTATTCCACCAATTTTTTACAGCTGTTAAACCTTTATCCCTTAAATTCATTGCTTCTAAGAATAAATTAAAAGCTCCTTGTGTTAACATTTGATCAGCTTCAAATTCAGTAAAAGGTAATGGTATTCTTTTACCTTGACGTGTTTCAAATGTTCCCCACATAGATTTAATTTTTGCATCTACTGTTCCAAATCCAGTTGCATTAACGCCTTCGCGTGTTACTGGGTCTTGTAAAAAATCATAAACACCTAATTGGTGCGTTCCGTTATTCAATTTAGAATTTGTAAATAAATCTGATGTTCCTAATACATCACCACTAGAAATACCTGTTCTAGCTAAGTTTGGCATTGAATTTGCTACTTGATTTTTCAAGTATTGCATTTCCAAGCCTTCTTTTTGTCGGTTAATTTGTCCGCGTTGAAAGCTTTGATAACCTTTAAATGCGTCACCCATAACGTCTGTGAAATTACGGCTTGGCATTGAAGATAGTAGGGGAGCTACGTATCTTGTTGTACCAACTTGTGTTGTGGTTGATGTTACTCTTGAATTTGCTCCTGCTGTACGCAATGCTGTTAATGGATTAATTCCTGCTTTTTCTGCGTCTCTTATAACGCTATCAAAATCAGCTTCATTAGTAGTCACTGTTTCAACAGGACGACTATTATTCTCCATTTGTCTGTTTGTATTTTCAGCAGCTATAGTTGCAACACGATTGTTTTCTGCAACTTGCCTTTCAAGAGTTTTTTGTGTTTTTTTACCGTCTAATGCTCCGCCTAGACCTGCTCCTATGACTGTTCCAACTGGCCCAAATAATGTTCCAATTGCTCCACCAATTGCGCTAAAAAATCCCATTATGTTACCCCCAAATATGGGCTAAATAATGCGATGCCTATGATTATTCCTGCAATCATGGCATATGTATATTCTTTTAATGTTGTCATTTTACATACCTCCTTGCGAGGAG